CAAGAGCTTTGCTTGTTTTAGTATCGCGAGCCTGTCTCAGGCCCGTTGAAAGTCTATCTGCGGCAATAATGCACGATTTGCATCCCGATTTCCATGCCACATTGTTTGGGCAAGCCTTGCAAATCTTGGCGCGTTGTTCGGCCAAGTCATCCGAAACAAGCATATGCTGGTTCCGTGATCCTGCCAGATTCCGCGCCCAAATTGTAATATCCTGAAGAAGTTCAGAGGATCGTGACTGAATGCTGACGCTTGTAATCGCGACCATATCAACGCCATGACAATGCGTAGGATAATTGCTGCAAAGAAATGAGTTTACATCGCCCTCGACATCTCCAAGGGGCAAATGGTTTTCGGCCCTATAATTCGTGACCGTCTCGTACAATTGATCAAGCGTAATGGCGTCGAGCCTGACATCACTCTCGTAGTAATGCCATCCGCCGGGCGGCGTAAATCCCCATATCGGTTTAGCCATAATCGTGCTTGGGGGTTCTACCGTTTCATTTGAAGAGATTACGGAGCGTTCCTCCGCCTCCCTTTTGAATAACAAACTCAATAAACGCTTCCACACGATTTGCAAAGTTATAAGTCTGATCAACCGTTGTGCCAATCTTATAATCGTAGTTTTTATCGACAAGCCTGCAAATGCAGACCGTATGCTGCGGAAAGTTTTCCTCAAGCCATTCTGGCAGCTTTACATGATGCGGGGCAGGACTTCCTTTCTGCCACATACTAAACGTGGCCTTATGATCTGGATTGTATCGGCTAGGCCAGACCATGCCCTCATACAGTTCCCAACTCGGAACGGTCACAACCAAATACCCATTGGGCTTCAGCACCTGTAGCCAGTTCTCCACCGCAACCTTCGGATCGTGCATATGCTCCAAGCACTGGCTCGCATGGACATAATCAAACCAATTGGACTCAAAATAATGATGCAGATTGTTTGCGTCTCCATCTCCCATGTCAAAACCCCGCACCCCATCCACCGCAATCAAATCATCCCCTGATCCGACATCAATTCCGCTTCCGCTGAATACTGTCTTCCAAAATTCAGACTCCTTCGGATCTTCAAATCTTCGGAGCATTGCTTTGCTGGATTCGCGCATAACCGTTTGTATCTCACTCGCTAAAGTCTACAAACTCTAAATTGTCAACGATTGTTTCTATTTTCCGCTCAATCGGCTCAGGTTTTGGCTCAGTCATCGTCGGCACTGCCCCGCCCCTTTGCCGCATTAAATACACCAATAAAGACAGGGAGTCCAAGGCGTCAGGGCTACTCTGCCTTGTCCGCTTAACATAATCCGCCTTGCTCTCCACCCTCACCAATCCCTTCCCCTGCTGTTTGTAGCGCCTAGCTATCGCCTGCTTCACCACATCGTCGTTCCGAAAACTCGGCGCTATTTTTAGGAATTCAAACTCCACGTACTTCGACAATCCAAAGATCAGTTCGGTCACCACTCCGCTGTATAACTCGTTTGCCTTCTGACTATCGTCGCCAAGGATTCTGGTTTCCGTAGCCGCCCAACTGTAATTGACCCCCATCACTTCCGATCCAAAAAGGCTACATAAAGAATCGTGGATGCCAGCGCCGTTGCCTGTCCTGTCCACACACAGCCAGTTCGGGCTGATCCGCATCTGCTTGCAGAACTTTATAATCGCCGCCGTCTGCTCCAGTGTCGCCCTCTTCGGAAAGCTGATCTGCCCGTCCAACTGAAGGACAATCTTCGGCTTCTTGAACTCAATGAACTTCCCATCCCTAGGCGTCCAGCCATCGCTCAGGCCAAACCGCCCATGCGAGCACAGCACCTGATCGTTTCCCTCCAAGGCTAAGTCAAATGCCGCCAATGGCACTACTGGCCCAATGAACCGCACGTTCCCAATAGAATTGTCCATCATAGCAGGCGTTATGATCGCCATCGCTATGCCTTCCTGCGGGAAGAAGCCGCGAGCCATCGTGTAGTATTCCGCCGTCTTGCCCCTCGCTTCATAGGCCATGTAGCCCTCGTAGGTCTGGAAGCCGGGGAACACTACCCGCTTCTCCGTCACGTTCTCGCACCTAGCCGCATCCAATCGCAATACGTGCCACCCATCCCTGCTCTTCCACTCAAAGTCCTCCTCACAGTCCGCAGTGAGCCACCCGCCCTCTGGCTCGCATCGCTTGCCAAACTCGCTCATCCGATCCTTCGGGTTCGACGCTCCAAAAATCTTAATACGTCCTTTTGCTCCCTCCGTATCCGCCGCCGACAAGATGTTCTGCAAGCCTTCCCATACGCCTGCAGGAACTTCCTCCGCCTCGTCCAGTACCACATGGGTTCGACTCATAAGCCCCCATTTCGGATGCGGTTTCCCTGCTCTCGGCGCTGGATGGAATCCGCGCAGCGTTCCCGTCCCACTGTCACCCCTCGGCACTGCCACCAGATGAATCCCGTTCTTGTCATCGTCATTCGCCTGAATCGACTTCACCAGTTCCTCGCCGCCCTCATACTCTGGTTTCACTAGCGCCGTTCTATAAAACGTCTTAATCGCTGCAAATACGTTCCGCTGTGCGTGAGCCTCAGTCAGCGAAACAACTTTAATACAGGTGTAATAAGGATCGCGCATCCAATCCAACAAGAACCATGCCGCCGCATTGAACGTCTTGCCCATCGCACCCGCTCCCTGAATCAGCAGCTTGTCATGCTCAAACAAGCAGCGCCAAGTGTCCTTCGCTGATTGCGGACGCCAATCGTAAACCGTGCTGCCCCACAGGATCGTCGCCGCCGCCTCAAACTGATCCTTCTCCAACAAGTCCTGAACAAACTGCAGCACTATCGACTTCGCCATCGCTTCATCAATCGACTTCGGCATCTTGCCGCCAACCGTTGCCTTCTTCAGGATATGCGCTGCTGCATATAATACGCCTTTTAACTCATCGCGCTCCGCCTCTGCACGAATCTCCTTCGCCAGCGTCAGCGCCATGTTAAGGCTCTTCCTGATCTTAGTTCTTTCCATGCAGCAACACTGGTTCAAGTATCCAATCCAAATAAGCAGGCGTTTGCTCCCCTGAATAGTTCCCTTCGATATTGTACTCAAAGAACTCTTCGGCCTCATCTTCACTCATGCCATCACGCATAAGTATCTTTATGCATTTCTCGCGATGGTAGATCGCAATGGGATTGCCGCACTGTCTTGCTACCCCAACGAAAGCCTCTTCAAACCCGTCAGCCAATAAGATCGGCTCGTCCACGTCCATCAGTTCCTTGAGCTTTGTCAGAAGCTGTTCCTTTGTCCTGCAAGTCATATTGGCCTTTATTAAGAGTTTCACTTGTTAAAGTTTTCCTCTACTGCGTTTAATACAAGTTCCGTTGCGTATACTAAAGCGTCATTCAGTTTATACAACGCTAGTACCTGATCGTCTGCCCAAGCCAAAGCATTCTTGCTTCATGGTCATACGCGACTTCTGGCAGCGATGAACAGCCAGACATAATCAGCGCGATGATGGCACAGGCTGTTCGCATAGCGGACAAAGCGCAAGGTTCGGCGCTGGCTTCTTGGCGCGATAAGCGTCTGCTGCTCTGGACGCAATCGCTACAAGCGCACAGCAGACAACCATGCCAACCAGAAACATAATAGGCGTTATTGTTGGGCCTCTCATGTTAATCAGCTTGCTTCTCATGGCCGTCCTCCTTGTTTGCGCTGACCTTCCACCACTTGCCTGTCGGACAGTACTCCGTTGCCATAGCGCTCTTTATTTCCATGTTACAGCCACAGACGTTGCACTTGCCCATGCCGCCGTAGCCTGTCTTGTCGTAATGCTCACAGTAGCGGCAGAAGTCTAGGCGCTTCTCAATGTCAGCGACTGAGGCGCGAGGCATCCCTGCAGCGACGAACACAGCGGCAGACTTGAAGAAGTTCTTCGCCATCTGTGCCATTGTTGGCTTTGGTGGTAGCGGTTTGTTCATGCCATTACGTCATCGTATTTCGCGTGAGCCTTTATCTCGTCTAGCTCTTTCTTCACTGCAATGAAAGCATCCACTGCGGCCTGAGTCTTGCGCGTATGCCATTCCAGCAGGCGCTTGGCTTCTGCCAGATCATGGAACACGTCATTGCGCTGCTCTTCCATGCGCTCAGCGTGTTCGGTCAGGCGGATGATCTGTCGGCCCACAGGCGAGCCTACAAGGTTCTTCCGCACGGCATCTGTCTCAGGGGTAATCTTCACGGGCGCTCCTCCTTCTCCAGAAGGCGCTGATACATGATCGCTGCTCGCTCAAACTGTAGCCAGCCATCCTCAGCGCATTTGCCTGCTACGTGAAAGAACGTCCTGCAGCAATCCATCGCATCCTTGAGCTTCATCTTCAGGTCATAGACTTCCAGCGTCAGGGCCAGTTCTCTGTCGGCACAGCGTTCCAGAGCGGTCTGGAGCTTAGCCGTCTTCGGGGGTGAGCCAGTGTTGGGGCGCAAACCTTCCCCAAGGTTTTTGTTATGTTGATTTCCAACACTGGCTCGTTTCTTCTTGGTATTCATTGATTTATCCATATGGGGTATTAATTGATAGATGAGTCTGTTCGCCTATACATGACTATGTTTGTATTGCGTTATAGGCAAGTTATCTCCGTAAGCCCTTGGTTTTGTGCTTGTTGCAGGCGTCCATGTACGTTCTCAAATTCGCCATATCTCGCTCTGCTGCCTCTCTCCCCTCAGGGGTATCGGGGTAGGTCTGCTCGTAGCGGGGCATGGGTAGCCCCCTAGATAGCCTAGCCCCCACGGGGCCATACGGGGTGCATATCGTCAGGCGGATACTTAGTTCAGGGCTGCTCATGTTCCTTTTCCTCTATCCTGACAAAGTCGCCATCGATGACTTCTGCCTCGACTAGCTCAGGGTGCTCGTCACGGCTAGGCGTGTTGAAGGTGAGCGTCAGCTTCTGCTCGCCTGTATGTTCATGCTCAATCCGATCACCGTAGCGTTTCGGGGCCAGCTTGCTGGATACCCATTTTAGAGCATCTACGCGAAGCCGTCCGATCTGTGCATCATGCGAACTGAATGCTTCATCGATGATCATGTCGAAGTACGTGTCTGCCTGCTCGTCACGCGCCTGTGCGTAGTGGGTGCGAAACTCAGGGTACTTTTTAAGCCAACGGAGGACGGTAACCTTGTCGGGGAAGTTATCATCGCGGCAGATGGCGCGGAGGGATTCACCGAGGGAGATGCGCTCGCATATGGCGTTGGCGATGTATTCGGAGTACGAAGAAGGTCTTCCGATAGGCTTTGCCAATTGTTTCTTCTTCATGGGGTTATGACTTCAATATTGACAGGTTATGCGACGATGGTATAATCAAACAGGTGTTTGAATATGAGTCGATGCTTTTTTACGAGCGGATGTCGATGATGGTTTCTTCTTCCAAGCGCGTTTTGACTTTTTCTTGGACGAATTGGAGTTCGATGCTTTCTGGATCATCATTCGGGATGAGTTTGGCATACCTGAGTTGATCGATGAGAGGTTTGCAGCCTCCTGCAAAATTGTCCAAGTCGAGGACATGGCACGATCTGCGCGTAATGCACACGATAGCGCGAGAGCGGCCTTTTTCTTTTCTTTGAGGAGATGGCTCCAGTGTTTCCCTAGGAGTTGGTTGAGTGACGGGGTTAGGTAGTGAGGTAGAATTATGCGAAGGTGCGGGGGTAGGTGGACGGGAATACGATCCATCAGGGAGTTGGGAGTAGCCGAGTTTGCGGAGGTCATCGAAGGTCATTGTCTATTGAGTCTTTGTGAGCTTCGGGGGCGTCATTATAGACCAGAGATTGGTCATTGGGTGTGGGAGTGTCGGAGGGGGTGTGGCGCTTCTTGGAGAAGATAGCGTCATAGTTTTCCCTGTAGACGATTAGATTAGTGGGACGGGGCTTATCACCTTTGCCAGCGCTCATGTGGTTTTTTCTATTTGTGTGAGGCGCATACCATAATCGTTTACAGCGCCTGTGCGAACATATTGTTCGTAGTGAGGGACGCGATTGAGTTTGTTGCGTTTGAATCTTTTGTAATCGACGTGATGGTGCAGGCGATTGAAGCGCCAAGTGATTTCGGAGACATCGGGGTGCAGGGCTTTGAGCATTTCGGATTTTGGGCCTGTGCCTTCGTGTGCGTAGAAGGCGTCCGTGTTGCCGCCCTTGAGGGTTTGGGTGGTGGCCTTTTCTTGGAGGAAGGCGTTGAACTGGCAAGT